TCGTAGTTACGATAACCTTCGACATTGCGAATCTTGAGTTTAAAGTTTGCACCCTTCCAGAAGTCAAAAGGATTGACTGGTGCTTCGTCTTCGAACTGCGGCTGCATCACATCCTTGATCTTGTCGAAGATCTTCTTGCCAAACTTAAACAGCTTGACCTTACCTTCGTTTTCCGGATGCTTGCTATCGCTGATGATTAAGACATTACAAATGTAGCTGAGCTTGCGCTTCTGCTTTCGTGCCACTTCTTTGCTGGCTTCGCTACCGCTGTTCCAGAGCTCGTTGTTGAGTTCGGATACTGGATCAGGTTTGCCGATGGTGGTCAGTGAATTCTCAATATACCACTTCCCGGTTGGACCCTGAAAACCATGATTCCAAATACGCACCCAGGGCAGCTCTTCACCTTTGGGCGGGGGCAAGAAACGAATTACTGCATAGCCATTGCCTGATTTATCTACTTCCGGTTGCCAAAAACGATCGTCATCCCGACTGTTACTACCACCTTCGGGCTTGCCAATCTTTTCAACTTCCTTCATGAGGTTGTCAAAATTACCGCGGCTGCTGCGTAGTTCGCTTAGACTATTGAATGCCATTTTTGTATCTCCTTGTATTTACGTTGTATAGGCGTTGTATGTTTACTGCTGTTCTTCATCTAGTTCCTGCTCATCAAAGTCCAATTCTTCATCGGACATCATAGTATATATGGTCTGAGGATATTTGTCAATACGTTTTTCTGATTTATATTCTCGTTTGCTTTTAAACTCGTCCTCATAATCTGATTGACGATACTTCTTTACCGACATTTCAATCTCCGTATTTTCCCGAATCTACTTTAATAAATGGCCAGCGACTTACTCGCTCAGCCAAATAAGCCTGATTCTTTCCAAGTTGAATAATAAATTTATGCGTTTCTCGAATCATATCATGCAGTTGGTTGATTTCAAAAACCATGTCCTGCACTCGATGTTCGAGATTCTCAAGGCGAGCTTCAGTTAAATCAGGTAAATCTTCCGAGGATAGTTCTGTAGTCATCTTCCTTGATCCGTAAAAATGGATTATACTTGCGAATAAGTCTGCTAAGGTCCGGCCATATCAAAGTATCCTTGCAATTTTCGTTGACGTTGGCTGCCCAATTCATCAATTTGTTTAAAATCACCAGAGTTTCGATTTGAATGGTCTTTCTCAAATAACAGCGCACAATCAGCGGATGCTGACCTTCGATGCTGTTTAATGCATCGGCCAGGTTATTTATTCCGGCCTCATCACATTCCTGCTGCAGGATGTGCAGATCCTGCTCAAATCGATAACGCAGACTTTCTCGTCTAGCCAACCATTGACGATAACATTCGGTGGCTTCGCTATCATACACTCCGCCATAGCGATTGCCATCCACAAAATTGGCTAGAAAGAAGTCACAGATTTCAGCATCCTTGTACTGCTTGACCAGACGTCGAAACTGCGGTTCCTTGCCGGTGTCAAAAAAGCTCTTGCGACTGGCTCGGATACGACCCCGCATTTTTATGACGTCATAGTCTTCGGTCTGAAAGTGATTGCGCATGGCCAGATACATCTTGTAGGCTTCAAACTCAGTCATAATCATAGAGGTAGTCGTCCACTGCGTTTCATCATATTGGCCTCTTCGGCTTCTAACCGAATTTTTTCTTTGAGGCTTTTGTTAATCAACGGAGCCACTACTTCAATATCAATGTCTTTTTCCGCACAGTAATTGATGACAATTTCCATGTGTGGTACACCGCTTTCAACATGCTGTCGTTCCACAAACAAACTAAATTCGTTGGCTGAACTAAACTCGCGACTAATGACAAATTGAGTAGTAATCTCCGGTCCATTTTCCGGTACTATGCGTTGATCTACAATCTCACCTTTTTTATTGGTGAGTTGCAGACCAACTACTTCCCTGGCACCAATCTTTTCGTTGATTGCCATATTACACTTCTACGGGAGTTACACCGGCATGAGCCTGCTGATTCTGCTGCTGCAGATGCTGCTGTGTGAATGTAGCAACCGCTGCCAGGTCACAGACATACTCATAGGTGCCTACATGCACGGTACGAGTCCAAGGTGCCAACCAAATTTTGCCGCCGAGTTGACGCCAGCGTTTGCAGAAGGTAAAGTCTTCTGAGGTATAGGCACGAGTCTCTGGATCAATGCTAACATCAAAATAAGCATGAGCTTCGCGATGTGGATCTGTGACACGAGTCATGGTCTTAGGATCCATGGTTTCAGAACCGCCGCTGATGATCTTGATGTCCGGCAATTCAGCTGCCATGCGAGTAAACACATCACGATTAACCAACATCAGGCCAGTGGCAATGCTTTCTACTTCTACTGGCTCGGCAATATTAAATGTCAGGCTATCACCTACGGGCTTGAAGGTTGATTCCGCAACCACGGCATTGATGGCATGACCAGGAATGTCGGGATTGCCTTTGACTACATTCTTAACTACTTCCCAGTTAATTTTCTTCTTGGCATATTGACCGCCAATAATGTCTTTGTCGCACTGAATCATGCGCATTACGTCGTCGGCATCGAAGCCCAGGTCCGCATCCAGGAACAGCAGATGTGTGGCCTGTGATTTAAGGAATCCTTCCACCAGAATATTACGAGCCTTGGTAATCAGGCTTTCGTTGGCGGCAATTTCAAACATCGCTGGAATACCGGCCTGACCAAGTCGGTTCAAGAGATTGATCAAACTGATCATGTACATGTAATTGCACTGGCCGCCGAACATCGGAGTAGCGATGAACACGCTCTTCTGCTTAGGTGGTTGGGGTTTATTAATGAACAGCGGATTAATCTGTTTGTTAGGATTACGCTGCGGCGGCTTTAGTTTCATGATCTACCAATCTCCATTGTCGAAACAAAAATAAAATTTAAAAAATAAGCACTTCAGATTGATGGTAGGGTAGTCTTTGCGACATCCCCAACCATCTTCATAGTATATATCTAACTTCCACCAACTCCAATTTACTGGGTTTAAAATAATTGTAAACTCTAGAGTACTGAAAGTCAATAACTTCTTCCAGGTTTTCATAATTAGTAAAAGATGTGATTCCCAATTCTAGCCTTGGGTTTGCGTTTCCAGCCCGGGTTTACATAGGTGGCATGAAAGAATTTTGCGCCTCGAAGTTCCGGTAGACGCACACCGTCAAGCATTACACGTCGCGCTACTCGCAGACTTTCTTCATACAATTCTGGTGCGCGAATTTTATTATTGCCTTCACATACCCAGCTGAACTGACATACAGTGATTCCCTGGTTGTGAGACTTTTGATGTACAACACCACAGACGGTGCTGGGATAGTCTCCGCTCTGCACTCGATTCATGGTAACCTGGGCCACGGCAATTTTACCGCGATAGGGTTCGCTGCCGCTTTCAAAGTAAATATTGCGAGCCATGCAGACAATTTCTTTCTGCAATCTCTGTTCTTCTTTCTTTCTAAATTCTGCGTATTTCTGCTGCATGGCAGCATCGGCAGCCTGTGCCGGTGTGATGGGATTACTGACTGTACCTAAACCAAACGATAAAAACATTACTGCAAAGAAAATTTTAGTGATGTGCTTGTTTAGCATTACTTCTCCTTTAAGTTGCAGGGCGGCGAACCGCCCCTTCCCGTTAGGCAGATTTTTTGCTTACTTTATCTGTGGGTGTATTAGAAACGAAACCATTAAGGGTTTGAGCCTTAGTGATAATATCGTTTTCTGAGGGATAACTTGGAAATGCTGGATGGTCGGGTATTGTCTGTCCATTTAACTTAGCGGACTCTACCTTTACATGCCATTCTTGTTGAAGGCGTTCTTTGTTGGAATAAAATTCTTCCATCAAAAGTTCTTTCGCCATTCTTAGAAGTTCGAGGCGAATCTCGAACGGAGTTAAATTACTCATGATGTTACCTTTCTGTGATGTGAGTGTAATGGAAGTTTTTGGGATCTTCCAACCCTAAGATTATTTATCTATCAACGATTTGCGATGTACATGGTGATTTCAAAACCAAAACGCAGATCTTGTGCTGAGGGTGTGGTCCATTTCATATCAATCTCCTGGTTGTGCAGAAAAATTTCTGCTATTATATCTATGCAAATCACCGCTACAGGAAATCATTAATCTGCCATAATAGTATCGCGCCATAACTTGGCTTGATTTAAATCATTATTTCTCAATGTATTTATGATGTCTTTATCAACGAGTTTGGGGTCAACCCACCAATCTTCAAAAGCACCATAACCTTCCACACTAACATTGCTAATTACCAATTCATATCCGTGATTGGTCAAATATTCTCTGCTTTGATCTCGAATGTCGTTGCCAGCCAAATAGCTATCATGTTCGAATGTAATTACTCGATAACGACGTCGGCTGGTATTAAAAATCTGCTGCAGTGCCTGGAATGTAATGTTCGGTGGATCGCAGTCCATGCTCAGGTAATCGATGATCTCATCGTTGATGTCTGCCTGATTAAGAAGATCATTGTAGTCCACATAACAGGCATCAGCCAGGACCGCGGGGTTGGCTCGTTCGGCATTGAACTGATTTACTGCATGCGGTAAAATATCCAGGCTCACACCTCGCCAGGTAAAGCCATTTTCCAGCAACCAGGTGTTGTTGGTGTATTCCGGAACATTGCAACCAATCTCCAGATAGGAGCCGTTTTCCTTGCCGTCCAGCATCTGTATGACAAACAGATCCTGACCGGCCTGACTGCCGTTGCGATCTATGTCTTCACTG